ATAATATCCCCACCCACAGCCTTCGGTGCCTTTGTGGGGGTTGTACCGTAAGCGGCAATACCGTACAAAGAAAACGTGGAGTATTGGGTAAAAGTACCTGACGGAGAAGCAAAAGTAACAGAAGAAATTGCAGCAGAACTACTAAATAAAGACGCGTTTAATCCAGCCGCAGCGGCCGTTGCATTATTTTCGCTTACCGAATCTATACTTGCTGATTTGTAATTTGAACTTGTGTAATTCGGTATATATATTTCACCATTACCAAAAGTGCTTGAAGTTGCCGTTGCAGCAGTTGAATATTGAAAATTAAAATAAGCCGCACTTGAAGCACTATATGAAGAAGCAGCAGAACCAGAACCGTACAATAATTTTTCAGAATAAGAAGTTCCGCCGGTTCCATTATACGTTATTCTAATATTTTGAGAAGCGGAAGAATTAGTATCTCTTACACTAAAAACTATTTTCAAATCAGTGTAACCCGTTTGAGGGATAGAAGAAAACGTTACCGATGCTGCACCAGCAGCACCGACAGTGATACGTTCTAGGAGTGTGTGTGTACCCGTAGCCATTATGCCCCCAAGATTCCGTAGAGCGAAATAGTTAAACCAACTTGCAACGATGCTCCACCTGAACCGTTAAAGTAAAGAGAAGTAATTGCATTTGTTGAACGGTAAAGAAACACCCAGGAAATAGTAGTGGTCAAAGCAGTTCCAGAAGAAGCCACTGCGCGTTCAATAGCAGTTTTATAGGTAGTCGTGTTAGCGTAATTAAAAATATCAAGAGTTGTGCAAGAACCCATGCTTGAATTATAGATTGATGTATCTACATAAAGTGCCGTATTTCCAGTTGCCGAACCAGACCCCGCGGAAGTTCCATTTCCAGTAAGACTTGTCCGTGAATATAAGGATGATCCGTCATTGTTAAGTTTTAATGCCATATATCCGCTTGTGTCACCAGCTCCCGAAACCACAATTCGTAGATCAGTGTATCCGGCAAATGAAGTAAAACTGATAGTAGATGTCGCCGAACCAGTTACCGTGTATGTGGCTAATGGTACATACGTTGCACCCGTGGCAGTAGTATAAGTAACACCCATATTATTTCACTCCATACAGTGCGAAGGAAGAATACTGGTTAATAGTTGCAGCAGTATCCAACAATAAAGTAATAGTGCTAATGGCTGTAGCATCTGAATATTGCATACCAGACCATAACCGTAAAGCACCAGAACCATTAGCGTCATAACCAGCCAGAGTGCGAAAAGTTTTATATTTGTTAGTGTTTGTATAATCAAAAATATCAGTAATACTTGCCGTAAAAACACTTGCTGTATTAGTAGTATCTTGAATATATGATCCGCTAGCACCACCGCCACCACCAGCAGAAGTGGTTGCACCTCCGCCATAAAGATAATGAAACGCATAATTAGAAACATTGCTATTGAATCTAAAATTTACAAGGTTAGCGGTGCTTGTATTGCAAAAACCACGTAATTGTAAATGTTGAAACGTTTGCGGGATACTAGAAAAAACTATTGAACTTGTTGTTCCACCACTTGTTACAGTAGCCGTTGCAATAGATACATAATCTTGAGACGGATTAAACAAACGACCCGTCTTACTAGACGCAAGAATACCAGGAATAATCACGATATGTCCCCCGTCACAATCCAAGAATTAGCAGCCGTCTGAATAGCAGTAGCCATCGCATACTGCGCCCTCAACTTAGGGGCAGCAGCCGTAGCACCAGTAGACACAATCGTCACACCAGCACCCGCAGCAAAAGTAACCTGCCCCGCACCATTCTGACTAAAATTTAAAATAGTTCCCACCGGGTAAGCAACCGAAGAGTTAGGAGGAATCGTTAAAGTAATCGAAGCAGCATTAGTTAACGTCACCAAAGCATTATTACCATCAGACAACACAGTCGTATATGTAGTACCCGTCTGAGCATTAATAGCTAACGTGGGTGTAATGCTAGTGTTAGTGAGAAGAGATACAGCCATCAGAGAGTACTTCCTGTCGCTGTGAAAGAAATATTACCGTTCGTTGAATACACTTTAAGAGTTTCACCAGTAGCAAGAGTCCACCCTGGTGTTTCCTGCAAAGTTGAGTTAGCGGGAATAACAAAATCATAATAAGTATAATGTTGACTAGAAGTAGTACCACCCGAAGGGGTTAACGCTACACGAATAGAATCATTAGTACCAGCCACATTGCAAGCTTGGAAAGAAGAAACAATAGTTCCATTCGATGCACCCGTCACAAGAGTAGTGAGCGTAGTGGCAGCAGGTTTAGTTTGAGTACCAAGAATACCATACGATGCCATCAGGTAGTCACATCCCCAAAGACCACGAACGCATCAGAACCAAGACAAGCAACCGAAGCAACCGCATACTGTGCGGCAGTCTTCAACCCGTTATGTGAATTGATAGTCACACCCGTAGCACCCGTCACCGTCACCACACCAGCACCTATTTGAAACAAGTTCACAATGTTACCTGCCGTGAAAGTACCCGACGGAACCGTCACAGTTGTACCGCTAGCATTATTGACAGACACAATCTTATCTTGATCGGCAGCGACAAGAGAATACGTTGCACCCGTCACAGTGTTCACACCAAGCGTGTATTGTTTGTTGGTTAAAGTTTGTGTATCAGTAGTACCCACAATGGCACCCGTGACACCATGAGCACCCGTCGTATACGAAATGTGTTGTTGAGCTTCACGCATATCACGACCCGTAATAACATGCTTCACAACCGCACCTGAAGCGTGAGCGACAGCAGTTGAACCATCCACACCAGTACCGCGAGTTACTGTCACAGTTGTACCGGACACGTTAGTAACATCCACGATCTCTTCAAGAGAAGTACCATAATCAATGGCAAGAGTGAACGGATACGAAGAAGGATAATTCACTGGCGTAGAAGCCAAAGTAAAAGTAGTTGCCGATGAAGTCATAGGCGAACCTAAAGAATTATCACCAGCAGTACTACTATAGTAACGATTAACAGCCATCGGTATCCTCTATCGAGTAATGTGTGCGCGGGGAGGGAACTGCTCTTGTTGACGACGAACTTCAACAGCGAGCCTTTGTTGATACAACTGGTAAATGTAACGAGACACATTCGCAGCAGTACCCACAGGATCATTGGCTTGCATAGAGTCAGCTTCAGCAGTTTGTGCTGGAACACGACCCATATCAAGATATGCGGCAGTACGGTATGCGGCACCAAGAACAATCACTTCACGTGCCGATTCAGGTAACCCTGTTGTTTGAGCAAAATCGTCAGTAGGTAACAAAAGTGGTGAAGGTTTCTTTGTGTATGTCACCATCACTTGACGACCAGGAACAATACCGTCATATACGGAAATACTTTTACCAGTAAAAAATGCTCCCGGGCTAGCAGTACGATCTACCCGGTAACGACGAATCGGGATCCATTCTTTAGAAGGCCCAATGGATTGCCATGAAGCATGAGCCACATCGATGGCTTCCTGTGGAAGTGAATAAGTGGTGCGTACTGCAATGAATGGGAACTGTGTGTAATATGTTCCAAACAAGTCAGGGTATACGCCTTCAATAGCATTATTGACGTTACGGTAAATCACTGACCTGGGGAACGCTGGAGTGATAGTGACCCGATCGCCTGCCTTGTGTGATGCAGGGGTGGTGTCCCGGAAACCACGACCGTAGGGTGCAATCGTTGCCGTATTGGTGGTTCGATCAAACGAATCAACCCACATCAGTTCATCACCAATTTCAATCAAACCACGGGTCACTACAGAACCGTCAGCGATAGAAAGAGTTAACGCTGTTGAAGTAATATTGGCAGTCAAATATGTTGCTTGATCTTGACGTTGTGTATAGCCCGTTAAAGCAATCATGGCTTCATCAACAATGTTAGCAAAAGTTGTCACGATGTGATCTCCGCCGCTGCCTCGTTTTTACCTAAACCGACCGTACCAGCAAGAGCATTAAGCGCACCTTGCACGTCATAATTGTAATTCTTGCCACCATTGCGGGAAGCGTAGAGAGCGTTCAATGCACCAGGGAGAGCTAACCCTGTGGTGCCAGCCCACACATTTGCCGCGCCTTGACCATCTAGTTGAGGAACACCATTTTTAATTGTTCCCGCTAGACGATTCAAGTGGTAAACGTAAGTTAAACCATCCCGAGTAGTCATTGTTTACTTTCCCTTAGAACCCTTGTGGATTTTTACTGGCGAAGCGCCTTGACCCTTATAGCCGTTAGGGCCATCAGTGGGGCGACCAGTTAATGCTGGTGCAGGCTTACCTACCATGGTCTTATTGCAGCCACATTCTTTGCACATATTATTTGCCTTTCTTTGCTGGTAGAACTTTCTTCAAAGCCGGATTGGCTTTCTTCGCAGCAGGACTTGCTTTGCGTGTAGCAGATGCAAGAATCGCACCAGCACTCTCTTTGCTGACACCTTGCTTCTTTGCTATCTTGGCTTGCACACTGGCAAACCCTGGATGTTTCTTCGCAGCCATCAGATCCCCGTTTCATTCATCAACTTTGCTGTTTTCTTATTGATCCTTGCAGCCTTCGGCATCGTCCCACCATCATAAGCACGACCCAAATTCTCAGACGCTTGCAAAGCCTCATCAACTGCTTTGCGTGTAGTACCACCAGGTTGGATGCCTTGCGCTCGCGCATCACGATACGCAGAAAGTTCCCCATCCCATTTTTTAGAACCCATCACTTTATTGCTGGAAGCATCACCAGGGGAAAGTTGAAGCCCACTAATCTTGCAACCGAAACAGCCTTCAACTTCTTCCAGATGAACGGTTTTTCTGTGCAGACTCATTGATTTCCTTTTCAATAAACATCACATTGTTTCTCAAACGAGGATCAGTCGGATTACCTTTCAAGGCTCTGCGACCCATCTTCAAAGCTTTCTTCAAATCACCCAACTTGTTGTAACCATTACAACCCAAGTCGGCAGCACGCCATTTCAAAATGGTTTGATCCACCAAATAGTGTGTGGGGGAAGGTTTGCGTAAACATTCCTCAACCGTCTCCACAAGTTCTTGCCATCGTTCAGCCATATAATAATGGTGAGCCAAATGGAACCATGGTTCTGGTTCTAACGGAAGTTCCTCAATGCCCTTCTTGCATAACTCGATGCCTGTCTCAATCTTACCTAACTCGTGGGCAGCATCAGCCATCCAACGATAGATTGCGGCACGTTCCACATCCCACCCGCCAAGTTCAAGTGCTTGTTCACCAGCGGCAAGAAGTTGAGTCCAGTTACGGTTGAAATAATATTCCCGCACCAGGTATGTCCACATGCGGGCATCTTCTGGGTTTTCTTCCACAGCCATCAACAGAAGGTCTAAATAATGTTTCCTAGATTTCTCTGCATCCGGTTCATGGTAAATGTGAGCATTGACTTCAAAATGGACTTGTTCAGTTCCCCCGTAAGGGACAGCTACTTCATGGCATGGACGTATCCATAAATATCCGTGACGGGAATGGAGCCGGTTTGCTGACCATTCATTGTGGGTATGTAACCGTATCCAACCCCGCGTATATTCAGGTTTGTACGCTTTGCGTACTTTATCAAAAAAGTCCTTTTCGGGAACTTCGTCCATATCCAGAATAAGACATACATCTACATCTTCTGGAACTAAAGCAAGGGCAGCATTGCGTGCTACATCAAACCGCCACGGTTTCACACTAATACTAGAAACCGCTACACCTGCTTCACGCAACATGTCTACCGTGCCATCAGTGGAACCCGTATCGGCAACCACTCGGACATCAGCATCCTCAGTAGCTTTCAGCCACCGTTCCACATGTTTTGCTTCATTCAGACAAATACTATATACTGCTATCTTTACAGTCATACTTGGCATTGTAACACAAAAGGTTACATTCCGCCCAACATGAGAATGTCCGGTAAGGCTGTGGCGCTAGCGCCAGTAGCTCCGGTTGCGCCCGTACTTCCCGTAGAACCCGTGGCTCCTGTGCTGCCAGTTACTCCCGTGGCTCCGGTACTTCCCGTGGCTCCAGTAACCCCCGTGGCACCTGTACTGCCGGTGGCACCGGTTGCTCCATTGGTACCCGCAGTTCCGGTTGCTCCAGTAACGCCCGTTGCACCTGTCGCTCCAGCACTACCAGTAACGCCAGTAGCCCCAGTAGAACCAGTGGCCCCAGTAGCACCAGCACTGCCAGTAGAACCTGTAACACCTGTCGCTCCTGTTGCTCCGGTTGAACCTGTAGAACCCGTTGGGCCGGTAGCACCTGTTGCACCGGTAGCCCCGATAAGACCAGCAATCGAAAAAGCCCACGTAGCGATAGAACCACTACCGCTGACAGTATCCACATTGACGGTAATGTTTGTGCTACTTGTGGAAGTAATCACACCTTCTAAGTAGCTTGTGGTGAGTGTGGTGTTAACAACCCGTACTCGATCACCAGCAATATAAGCACCCGGGCTGGATACAGTAAAAGACTGTGATCCTGTTCCCATAACAACAAGAGTGCTGGAAGTAACATTATATCCAGCACCGGTAGCGCCCGTACTGCCTGTTGCCCCAGTGCCACCCGTAGATCCTGTAACACCAGTTGCGCCAGTAGATCCTGTGGCACCGGTGCTTCCTGTGACACCTGTTACACCTGTAGCGCCAGTGCTTCCTGTTGCTCCTGTTGCGCCCGTAGGGCCGGCAACGGTACTGTCTGCACCGGTGGCACCCGTTGCTCCTGTTGCTCCCGTAGACCCGGTAGGCCCGGTCGCGCCAGTGCTACCCGTAGCACCTGTCGGCCCAAGTTGGGTGTACATGACCTGGGTTGCGGTAAAAATAATACCAGGAATAGATGGAGCTGAATCAAGTGGAGTGATGCCACTGCTGATTGAAACGTTAGTGCTATCCGCAGCGTACATTAATTGAATATAATCACCGGCAGATAAATCAAAAACAATATTCCATGCAGGAACATACGATGCTGAGTTGCCTACAATCGTCACGCTAGTGTTGGAATATGCAACATCTGTTCCATTTTTACGGAACCATAAATCCACAACTTTTGCTGAAGATGATGATGAAACGATTTGTGCAGAAAATTGAATATTGTATGTGCCAGCGTATGTAAAATTGACGCGGGAACTGTTGGATAAATACACGCCGTTGGCGGAACCAGTAGAACCAATATTGACAGCGTATGCCGTATTGATAGCGGCAGGGGTTTGGGTGGTTGTGTCATAAAATGACCCGTAATATCCTAATGCTCCACCAGCACCAGTGGATCCCGTTGCACCAGTGGCACCGGTCACACTAGCCCCAGTTGCACCTGTACTGCCCGTAGCACCCGTAGACCCCGTGGGGCCTGTCACCCCAGTAGCCCCTGTAACGCCCGTAGAGCCGGTACTGCCGGTCGAACCAGTCGCACCGGTACTCCCAGTTGCCCCCGTCACCCCTGTGGCTCCTGTAGCCCCTGTAGAGCCTGTAGAACCTGTGGCTCCAGTGGAGCCTGTAGCACCCACTGAACCTGTGTCACCTGTAGCGCCCGTGGCACCAGTCGCACCCGTGCCACCAGTAGCCCCAGTGACACCCTGAATACCTTGCGCCCCAGTCGCACCCGTCGAGCCAGTAGCGCCAACCGAACCCGTTACTCCGGTAGCTCCGGTGGCTCCTGTCGCTCCAGTAGCACCCGTGCTACCCGTAACACCAATACTGCCAGTAGCGCCAGTACTGCCTGTACCGCCCGTTGCGCCCGTCGCGCCAGTTGAACCTGTAGCACCAGTTACCCCCGTCGGGCCAGTAATGCCCTGAGAACCCGTAGAACCAGTAGAACCAGTAGCACCGGTAGGGCCAGTAGCACCAGTATTACCTTGAACGCCTTGCGCTCCCTGTGATCCCACTGGGCCAACCACACCCGCCTGAACAGTAACAGTCGAAGTGACACCAAGATCCACCGTTGTAGTAGTCATAGGGACTTGAACAACACTGTCCACCCCATCGGGGGACAAACCATTCAAATCAATAATAGTATTCGTGAGAGGTATTTGAATCTCAGATTCACTCATGCGGTCACCGAATCAAGAACCACAAAAGACCCTTGAAGAAGTTTAGTTACCACACCGCCCGCAGAAGTAATATTCATGTCATACACATAATTACCGGCAGTCAAAGCATCCGTTTCAGTGTTCGTTAAAGTTAAAGTAAACTGACCCGCAGCACCATTGACCGTAATCTTACCGTTTGTTGTAGACAATTCAACAATCACTGAAGAAGCATCCGCTGCCTCACGAACCTGCATTTTAGCGGTATAGCCTGTTACGTTTACGACCGCACCATCAATAAGCCAAATGGGGGCAAGCGTAAAGGTGGTACCCTGATATACAGAAATATTGTAACGACCTGGGTTCACTTGCTCTCCTACGGTATTGTTTGAATGTTTGCGCTGTAACCAGCATTAATTAAAATTGTTGCCACATTCGCGGGAATCTCATAAATGTGTCCACCGCTATATGCGTAATCGGCTGCCTGGAACTCTTCCACACTAGGGGTTCTCACACGGGTCACTTGAGTACCCGTAATTAACAGGCTATCGCCACGATCAATCCGGTACCGCCAAAACAAACGACCAAAACCAGCAGGAGTTTCCTCAACCGTGGGTGGTGTCAAAATGTAAGTTGTCATCATTACTTTCTTTTGTTAAGATAATTGTTATGAAAACCAAAGTTTGTTGTACTTGTAAATTAAGAAAAGATATTGATGATTTTCATTTAAGAAACGACAAGCCCGGCGGAAGAGTAGGGCGTTGCAAACCTTGCCAATCTGAATATCATCGGAATTGGTATAATAGCAACAAAAAAAGAGTTAATGATAATACCCGTCGAAATAGGTATTTAAGAGCTTTTAACATGACCATTGCAGAATATGAAATTTTGCTTGTTAGCCAAAATAATTGTTGTGCAATTTGTAAAACAAAAACAAATACTTCAAATAAAAGATTTTCTATAGACCATGATCATCAGACCGGGGCTGTTCGGGGATTACTCTGCGACCCATGCAACACGGGACTTGGAATGTTCAGAGACAACCCCGGTCTTTTGACCGAAGCAATTAACTACCTAAGCAGATAATTACTGATTATTTATGCTTGATGTGGTTTCGATACGAACCAACGAAGCAGTACGGTACAAGGCAAAGCCAAGGACACCGTACCAACCGATTGGACGGAAACGCATCAACTTGTCAACGACTGGGCCGAAGACCACATGTGGTTCTTCAGCAATAGCCTCAGCAAGTGCTTGCTTACCAGCAACAAGTGTGCGGTAAACGCGTGCAGCGCCAGTGGCACCGGTGACACCGGTACGACCATCAGCAGTGTTGTACAGACGTGGAGACTCTACGAACATTGCACCTTCGTAGGTTCCGATAGCACCTGGCCACAATTCGCCCGCACCGGACTCATTGTAGACGTGTGCCTCACGCCATCCACCCGCACCAGTCTCAGCACGAAGATCGTGTGAAACCTCAGGGTGAATACCACACCAGTAGTATTCTCCGGCGCGTGGAACAGCCTTGCCAGCACGAAGCTTGGCGATAGCCATACGGACGTTGCGTGACTTGATGGTGTCGTAAGGGCCAACCTTAGCAACACCAGTTGCATCATTGGTGTAGGTGCCAGCGAAAGTGCTTGCTTGGTTACCTGCAGCAGATGAAGTTGCACCGGTTTCAGCGATAACGTTGGCACCAATGCGGAGAGCATTTTGTGCAACAGTGTCAATGCTGTCAGCCATGTTGAACGCGATGATGTCAGCAATAGCTGGATCAACGTCGGTGAGGCTGAAGAGTTCAAGCTTGCGGGTGGTAAGCGAAGCGTTACCGTACTCTGCAAGGGTGACCGGGATTGAAGTCGTGTTGCCCAGTGCTACTGCATCTGGATCAGCCGTTTCTCCAAGAGTGCTCGTTGCCTGTGAAAGATCCGTGTATATCTGGAACACGACAGACGAACCTGGCATTGCCTGTTGAACAGGCTTCTTATCCGCAACGTCGCGGATGAGAGGAACCGCACGAAGAGCAAACTCTACGTAACGGTCATACGCTGTTTGTACCAAAGAAGTTCCAAGGGAACCTGAGGTAGTGTCAGTGTAATATTGTGTCATGGTTGTCCACCTCCTTTAAGGGGTGCTAGATTGGTTGGGGTTAACGAGAACGATTAACCTTGGAACCGAAAATCAAAACATCAAGTTCTTCGCGTGACTTTGCATCCCCAATGAGTTTCATTTGATCCGCTTGCTTAGCCGGAGTCATAGCAGTTTGGGTTGCATTGTTAATGCGTTGAGCAGCGATTTGAGCTTCGCTAGGTTCTTCATCCTCTACAGGTTGGGCAGTGCTACCGCCACCGAAAACATCGGCATATTCGGTAAGCCACGCATCAATCTGTTCGGGTGTTGTCACGTCGCTAGGAATGAACTTAGCGATCTTAGAATTAACACCCTTTGATTCCAGTACGCTTTTGACGGACTGTGACCGGAGTTGATTCTGGATTTCGTTGAGTTGATTAGCCAACTCTTTCTTTTCTTTTTCAGCCTTCTTCAAGGCTTTGCGAAGATTAGACGGGCCATCATCTGTGGTCAGGTCGTCATCGTCATATTCGTCATACTGGTTCGCCATATCGGCACTCCCTTATCTGTGAGACGGAAACCGCAAATTCATCCAGGGGAAGATGGTTTGGCTTTTCCTTCCGGTCTTCGATTACTCATTCCCCGCGCCGGTATTTCGGGGAGTGGTCTTTGTGCGCTAAATAGCGCCAGCAGTGGATTGCCCACTAAGGCTACCTTTGTCGGCTCCAGCGGAACCACCAAAGATATCTTTTTCCATTCCATAAAGTTTTTTAAGATTGGTTTGAGCCTGAGCGGAAGTCGTACCGCCGGGAGTCAAAGTTCCAAACTTTGCTATTTCCATTTGTTGCTGAGTGTTACCTGGAGTAACATTTCCTTGTTGCCCACCAAAGATCGCTGCAATGTTTTGTGCAGGTTGAAGATTTTGAGCAATCTGTTCAAAACCTGTTTGGGCTTGACCGTAAGAAACACCAGCCCTTGCCAAAGCAAACGGATCAGTGGCTTTCAAACCTTGCATTTCGGCAGCGGCACTCATTTGAGCGCCCTTAAGTTCTTGCTCAAGTTGAGCACCCGTCTTATCGCCAGTCAATAAAGCCTTAGCGATCTGAGTATCGGTAGCACCGTATGAAGCAAAATGTGCCTTAAGGAAAGGATCAGCGTTTTGAATAGCAGAAAAAGTTTTAGTAAGAATGTTTCCCACATCAAGTGCAGAAAAGTTTTTACCAATAAGATCGCCAGTAAAATCTTGCGTAGCAAGATCGCTTAAACCGGCTTGGGCTAAAGTGTTGCCAATGGCTTCCTGGGTTTTAACATACTCGTTAATAGTAGGAACATGAACAGCCATTCCTTTATTAAGTTTATCTTGTAAAGTAAAAACACCTTTAAAGCGATCAGTAAAAGGTTTCAACGCTGGATTATTGCGGGCATCCTGCAATGAAAGATTTAATGAATCATCAATAGTTAAACCAGTTTTATAGTAACCGGAAACAACATTGTATAAAGAATCAATCCAAGGTTTTGCGGCTTCCGCTTGACCCATAATAGCGCCAAGAGTTTTCTTAAAAGTTTCCCTTGCTAAAGTGGGGCCAGATTCAGTGCCTCCTGTTGAAGAAGCGGTGAAGGCGGGAAGAACCGAAGCGGGGGCTTGAACAAAACTTTCCCCAGAACGCGCCTGAATGGGAGTAGAACCATCCGGCAATCTTCCACTTTTGTCAACATATACCACATTGCCCGACTCATCTACAATCGGATTTATGTATGGATTATCTCGCTCTTCCTTGGAAGCCGGTTGAACAATAGGCAAATCAGGAACAATCATTTCCATATTTTTTGCTTTTTGTTTTCTTGCAGCGGCAGCATTTCTTGCTTCAATATCTTGAGGATCAATAGCCATTAAACACCATACCCAAATGAACGGGCAAGACCAATGGCAGCATCTTGCGCAGCACTATTTGCGGCCGTTGTATTTTCCCACCGCTTATCATTCCTTAACGATATTCTGAAATCAGCCAAAGACATAGATGGAACCTTTCCAGCCGTACCGTCAGGTCGAATAGCTTTATCTAAAGCCGGGTCAGATAAAGAAACAGTATTAGGATCAAGTTCCAACTCATTAGCCAATAATGAAGTATAAGGTTTTACTAGATCAGAAACCGTAGCGGTAGGGTTCTTAGCCAACCTGTCGGCAAACTGTGGATAATGCAACGCTGCCTGTTGATTCATTTCGGTTTGAACATCACTAATTTTTAAAACACCCGAAGCGACCTGCTTGGCAAGGTTCTTAATTTCAACGTCACTTATATTATCCAACCCGTTGCCTCTGACAACTGCTTGAACATTTTTTAAAGCAGTTAAAGCCTGACCGGCAAGTTTAGGGTCACCCATGTCGGTACGCGCCCACAACCATTGGTCAGCAAAATCGTTAGAAGAAAAAGTTGATGGTTGATATGTAGTAACATTTTTGCCATTAACAACCTTGGTTACAGAAGTTTGTGCTTGCTTAGCGGCTTGAGCATTGTATTCATTTTTAAAAGCATTAATGTCTGCCGTAGAAAATTGTGTAGGCAAACCAGATGCTTGAGCTTGTTTTTGCAATAACGCTTTAGCACCGTTAGCATCAATAGTGTATACGGTTTGTTGAGGAAGATTAGCCCCACCTGCGCCATACGGTTGAGTACCAATCGCCGGCATGGTGTTAACCACAACGTCAAGGGGAGCAATTTGAACACCCTGCAAATTACCCAAAGCCGCGTTATCTACAGCCTGATTCCACAAAGTACGCATGGAAGCATTGCTTGGCTTTTGTCCAAGAGCAACAAGTTTATCTGCAAGAATTTTTTTCTCGGCAGGAGAAAGAGTTAAAAACCCCTTCTTCAACTCTTCAACAGTTTTAAATATAGGAGCCTTGCCCCCACCGCCACCAGGAACCGGAGCGGCCTTGCTTCCCACATATACTCTTGATTGTGGGCCAACAGCATTGCCGCTACCAGTACCGCTACCTGGAATTTGAGATAGGTCTAAAACGGGCGCTTCAGGAGCCATGTTTGACATTATTTAATCACTCCTGTCAACTTATCGTTTACAAAATATCTATCAATAATTTGTTGTAATTGAGGATTCCATTGATTAGCAGTATCTTCATTAATATATTTAAGCCAACGAGCAAGAATAAGATTCTTAGAACCCACTGGGGCGTTTTCGTATGCCTTTACTGCCGCATCGCGATATTGAGTAAACATTTTAGCCTGACTCCAAAAATCAGTTTTACCATTCTTTGCCATAAATGTAGGATCATTAACAATATCGTTTAACCCTTGAGCATATTTGAAAGAATTGTTAGCTTTGTTTCCACCGTTATATTCAATGCCCCAGTCTTTATTGTACGCGGCAAGTTGGTCAACATATTTAGAGAAAGCCATGCTGCCTTCTTTCCAGGCGGAAAGAGACTTGTATCCACGACGTTTTGCTTCAGCAAGCAGTTGATTTTTTGTATCACTATACATATTCCATGTACGGTTTACTTGAAGATTAGATTCGTATTCTTCAACCGTAAGTGGTTTAGCATTTAATTTAGTGCCATCCGGAAGTGTAGTATCCGGATTAGAAAGAAACTTTGAAACAACCGCATCTGGTGAACCAGTAATATCAGCAGCAAGCAAACCAACAAGACCTACATCTTGTCGGGCGAGTTTCTTTACAAGATTCTTATTGTCACTCCACACTCGATTGTAAGCATCAATCGTAGAAGGAACATAAGTCTCTTTAGTTGAACCACGGTAAAGGTAACGATCGGTAGGAAACTTAGGCCCCATAATGGCGTGCATTTCTTGCTCGGCCTTGGCTTTATCACCATTGTATTTTTGCAACAATGAAGAAGCAAGATTGTTAAACAAAGAACCAGGAACATCTTGCTTAGGAGTCATACCAATAGGTGAAAAAAAACCCCAAATGAACTTATTTAAATACATTTGACGTGTTTGATTTATTTCTTCTTTTAAGGTGGGTGCTTTTTTGAGCATACCCATTTCTAATAAAGTCATATTATAGTTATGAACTACTTGGAAAGTGTCGTTAAAATCTTTATCCGAATCGGAACCTTGGGTAGCGATCCACAAATTGTGCGCCCACGTAGGAACAAAAGTAGCTGGTTGCGCTCCTTGTGGGAACCAAGTATTGTAATTAAAACCTGGAATATGACCCACGGTATTGTCCATGACGTGTGCAAAAACTTCTTCAGCATTTGGCTTATTGCCAAGCAACTTATTGTTAGCCAAAGTGATAAGCCATGATGGGCCTGGCGTGTTCGCCAAAAATCCAAAAGCCTTAGTACTTACCCTTATACCGCGTTCTCCGCCAATACCCATTTCTTTAGTACCGGGGATAATAATATAAGCCGCTTGAGACGGATCATCTACCGGATTACCGTTTTGGTCAACATCAAACGTGTTATAGAAATTGTAATAATTTTTTAAAAATCCGGAAACACGCGCAGGATTTTTAACAGCAAGGCGACCGTAACGGTAAATACCAGAAGCGGCGGCTTGAGGAAACGCTGAAACATAACGAGCCGTATAAAGAGCCTTGTTGTTGCGTCGAACAGTATAAAAAGTTTTTTCCAACTCGTTAACCATTTCGCGACCAGCGGCTTGACGGAGATCGTTTAATACCTCAGGAGTAATTTCAACTCCCTGTTCATGCAGAATGTTTGCTTTACGCTCAACATTGGTAGCAAACTCTTTTCGCGCCCATGCCCAACGAATAGCATTTTCAGGAGAAGCCAATGCCTTAAAACCAGCGTTCAAAATGTTCTCATAAAATTCTTGAAACTTTTTTCTACCCATAACCGCTGAAGGATAATCAACTTCATGTGGGTGAATTGGTGAAAGTTGAGCCATTTTGTCGGAAAGAATTTTACCCAAATCGGCAGAAGTAACTTCGCGCTCGTTAATAAGTTTACGCACAGCCGGATCTGGAAAATAACGTTCCACAAAATTGGCTCGATCGTCAATAAAGTTTTTAACACCTTGAAGACCGTCATCTAAAACATCAGGAAATTGTTTCATCCAATTTTTGCCAGAAGGAGTTAGTGCCCAATCATACATTTCTTGACGGCTAGCGCCAGAAAGAACTAACTTTTGTAATTCATCTCCACGCACATGACGGTTAGCAATCCAAGCAAGTTCATCAAAGTAAAGAGGATTGTCAACACTTACAACGCCATCTGGAGATAAACGCATTAACGTTTTTTGACGTGCGCTAAAAGAACGACGATTCCACAAAGACATTTCAATGGTGCCAGAGTTTGATGTTTCATTCCTTAAGGCAGAACCAAAAGAATTAGGATCATCAAATTGTGCAATACTCATGTCCTGATCGCCAACACGAATAGTAGCGTTTTCGCCAGTACCATATTGACGTTCCTGCAATGCTTGTCTTTCAGACAATTTTTCATACAATGCTTTTTGTGCAGGAGCAAGATTTGCCACAGCCTCATCAAGGGCTTTGTATGCTTTTTCAATTTGTTTTTGATTTTCAGCAAAACCAGGAATTGTGCCAGAAGTATATTTATATTTTATGTCAGAAAAAAGACCACGCGTTATTCCGGGTTGAACTTTCTCAAGATTGGCTTTGCGTTGCATTATGCCATATTCTGAAGGAACGTTTGCCGTTTCTTTAAATTGCTCAACAACGCCATATTTTCCGGTAGTACTATTTACTTTTGCTTCAAGTTCTTTAACTGCACGTTCCATAGCACGAAGATTATCCACAACGGCGGCTTGATGGGCGTTGCGAGTAGCAGGCGAAATATCGCCAGAAAGTAAACGTTCTTGCTCCGCAAGAGCTTGGTCGCGCTCCATAATGGCTTTGCCAAGAAGATTTAATTTTTCATTTACTTCTTCATCTAATTGTTTCATTGTGGAACGATCAATAAATTTTGCGTGAACCGACTTGATTCGATTCCAATTATTAAACGTAGCATTTTTAATAAGGCTAGGAGCATTATCAATAATGTGTCCCATGCCATGAGAAAGCGTAGCCGAAACCATAGGTTCAATAATGCTGTTTTTTCCAATATAACCTGGACGCACTAAATATGATGCAGACATGGCGTGGTTAAAGTTTTGAAAAACATTTTCAACAGCATCTTTAGCGGCAGTAGACGCAATACCTATTTTTTTTCCAACAACAGCACGTTCCAAGGAACGAGAAATTTGATGCCATGGAAGGTGCGCGTGCGCGTCAAGAAGTTGGCGTTGAGTCATTGGCGAAACAACCATTTTAGTTCCAGTATGGTCAAACGCATATCCATCTGCGCTTAAACCAATATGAACTTTTTTAAGTTCTGATTGTGCTTGTTTAACAAAATCGTCAACTAATTTTTGATTATACACACCATGGCTAGCGGCAAGGTCGTGACCAAAAGTATTATCAAAATCTTCCAACACTTGCTTGCGCTCAAGTGGGGTTTGAGCATCCATAAACTTTGTAAGCCACATTGTTTTATATTCAGATGCAGGAATTTTTCTTGATTCCTCAAAAGCAAGAGTGACTTCTTTATTAGACCTTAAAGCAGGAATAGAATCAAGCATTGATCTGAACTCGTCAGATCCTTCCCATGCTCTCACTCCACCAAAAGTGGTAAGACCGCGTGGCATTTTATTGGAAGTAAAATGAATTAATGCTGTTATAGGGCGACCCAATCCTCCGCCCACAAGTACTTGAGTAACGCCACCTATGTTACTAAAATCTCTAGCGTTTGCCGCCGCCTTGAGGGCGCGAGCACGCGAGCTGGTGCGTGCAAGTAATTCTCCACCAATATTGGGATCAACTGGCTTGTATGAATTGCCCAGCGACCTGAGGGATTCCCCGGTATCTCCCATAAAAGTATCATAAATTTTTTGATGCCATTGATTGCGAGCAACCGCAACTTCGTGTGCCATCATAAGATCATGTGAACCCTGACCAAACCAAGTGGGCAAAGTGTCTGTTGCTATCCAACGACCAGTAATGTAAGCGGCCGTGTCACCCAAAGCATACAAATCATCTGGAGATGATTGTGCCAATCTTTCGTAAGCTGGTACATATCCTTTATCTGCAAGAATTAAATCTTTAATAATTGTAGGATTTGATGATTCGGCAATAAGCGGAGCAAGATTTTCATTATTGCTTAACTTTTTTACTTCAGGAAAAATGTAATTAGGATCTTTTGTTTTTGAAAAATCTTCAATGAGTTGACCAAAATTAGTACGCGTTCCCATCGTACCATTTGTTTGAATATGAGTAATATGGGAATCTGCTAAAGAATCAAGCTTTGCAAGATCGTTGACATCTTCAATTTTGTTAGATAAACCGGAAGCAATTTTGGCGGCAGTTCCAAGTTTTCCTAAAGCTCCAAAAACTAAACCACTATCGGCTGTGCTTAAAACAACATCGCCAATACCGGTAAGCCAACGACCTATACCGTTATCAACAAAATTTTCTTGAATGTTTTTATCATCCCAAAGATTTATTTTGTTAGTATCTACGCCACCCATTTTAAGTATGGCTTCGGAAATACCTGCCGTGCGGGTGTGGATACCTGCGGCGGTAATGGATTGCATGGGAGAAACTTTGGCGCTACGGTTCCATGCGTCAAGAACATCAGAAAGTTGAAAACCTTTACCGTGTTCACCGTCTTTGTATAGTTGGCTGGAAGGATCGGCAAGTAAACCAAGAGTAGAAACTGGCCTGTTAATT